GCAATATCAATCAGCATTTGCTCAAGCGAAGTTTCGTTGAGGTCCGCTGCAGTAGAAAGCAGGTTTCGTTGGTTCCCTGAAAGGGACGGGTGAGCCGCAGAGCAAAGAGCCGCACCATCTCCAACAGGAGAACCGGTGCTGAAGGCATTGTTCAGAATAGACGCAGCCTTAATTTGCTTGGTTTGAGACATGGATCGTGCCAAAGCACGGGTGTAACGAGAAGCAAGGCGATCATAAAGGTTGTCTTCTATAGCCTCTTCGGTAATAGAAAACGCCAGTGCAATTGTCTCGTGCGTATAACGTGCAGTAAATGTTTCCTGCGCGTCATCAAACGAAATAGCACCACCTTCTGACTTAACCGGTGCAGTACCGAAGCCAGATAGCATTACTTCTTCTTCAAAGGCACGATCTGAAGTCTCTTCTTCAAAGATTTCAGCGTGTTCCTGCTCATAGCGATCATACTCAAGTCCGAAAAGAGCGTTAAGCCCGGGCTCAAGTTCCTTCGCCAACTGTGCGCGAGAAATAGCCATTACTTAATCCCCCTTAAATGCCGGTTGAGTCGGCAGTGGTTTGCGAAGCAAAACCACGAGTGCCAGCGTTGAAATGAGCGTTCAATCGAACAAGCAGGTGTGCCCCTACTGAAGCGTAATCTTGATTAGCTTCATCATCAACCAAGCCTACGATACGCAACGGTAACGTGGCAGTAACAGCAATACTGCTTACGGAAAGCTGAGAGTTTGACTTACCTGTATCGGTAGAACCGGTACGGGCAGAAGTTCCCAGGCTAGCGTTAGCAAAAACAGCCGTTAATGCAGTAGCTCGGTCAGTAAGAGACGCATCCGCCGCTACGACGAACAGTTGATCAGGGTTGTCAGCCACAAGCGCCTTTACAGGAAAGTTAGTATCCACAGATACGCTTCCTGATCCGGGCCAGTAGTTAAGAAACACAGGTTTCTTTTGTGTGGCATCTTGATATTCAACCCCTACCAGAACGCCAAGGGCTTGCGTAGTGCCGCCACTTGTAGCTCCAGCTTGGTCTATGACGCCTGCGGCAGTGGGAACACAAATGCTTCCATTAAAAATAGCATTAGTGTTGTTACTAGCAATTTCATACTGAGTAACTCCGGTGCTATTAACACCGCTTCCTACCAGACCTACAGGACGAAGACCAAAGGCAGTTTCTTGATTTGCCATAGTTTAGTTCTCCATTCTGTGCGGCCCTATTTTTTGGGGCCGCCAAAAGTTACACGACTCTGACGTTCGGGTTTACCGATTGCCATCGTTGGATGAGCGTTTTCTCGCAACATATCACTTTCGACAGCTTCCATCTGGTCCGCGTTTCGTTGAGCAAAATACTCAGCGCGTTCCTCCACAGTCTCAAGCGGGATACGTGCAAGCATTAATCCACCAATGCCAAACACACCTTCATATTTACCTGATTCAATTACCGGAGATTCAAAATCTGGATATTCGTCTTGCCGAACAAGCTCATAGCCCTCTCGCAATCTTGCCGAAATGTTCTTGGTGTCATCAAAACCCCTCACTTCAGCGCGTATCCAACGATGTTTGTAACCTTCTGGTGCAGGCGGTGCATCTAGCACAGATGGGGGAGCCCAAGGTTTACGCCGTCCCTGTTTCTCCCTCGTCGCTGCTTCACGGGAAGAACGTTTGGTGCCCTCAAAGCTTTTTTTCTCTGCTGACATTCAAATCACTCCTTCACGTATTTCGCGTATTCTTCAAGCGGCACTCCCAATTTCCTAGCAATTGCTACTTGGGTCTGGGAGAGTCTGACCCTTTTACTGTTGCGCCCAGTTTTAGTGGAGCGTGAAACACCGGCAACGTTCTGAGCGGGTTTGCGGCCAGTGACTTGCTCTTCTCCAAATTTATGCGGGAACTCCCGCTTAATTCTAGAGTCCAATTCATTGTAGTAGTCATCCCCTTGCGGGTCAAACCCTTCTTCTTCTATTAATTTTTTGTGGATTCCAAAAGCAGCAAAGGTCATAGCTTCATCTTGACCAAACCAAGTGTTTTTTTCTGCCCACTGCTCTGCTTTGGGATCAGGTCGCTGCGGAGCAGGTTGGGCTTGCGCTTGGGGTTGGGGTTGAGGAACAGCTTGCGCTTGTGGCTGCGGAGGCGCTTGTCTTTGCGCTTGAGCATAGTTGTTAGAGGCAATTGTTACATCAGTCAAAGCTTTTTGGGCTGCTACTGTACCTTCAGCATCTCCTAATTCCACGGCTCTTTTAAGCGCAGCCTCGGCTTGTTCCCTTTGCAGATCAAGGCGTTGGCCGTGTTCTGCCATAAATCCTTGATCTAAATTTTGCATTCTTTGACGAATCTGCTCTGCTTCAGCCTGCACTTTTTGTGCATAACTAATTGATTCGTCACGCTCTCGCTCGGCCTCACGCATTTTTTTAGTAAGACGATTTATGCGTTTTTTGACAGACTCGCTGTATTGCTCTATTTCAGCATCATCTGAGGGTAAGCTAACCTCCGGTTCAGGCTCTTCTATCTCTAAAGAAGGCTGTGTAGGCGTTTCTTGTGTTTCCTGGGGCTGCTCTAGCTCTACTTCTGTTTCTTCGGCGTCCCCTACATCTAATTCAAATTGAGTGTCTTCCGCAGCATTAGCCATGCTGTATCCCTCCGTTACAGACTAAGAATATCTTCTGGGTCATCAATAGTGGCAAGAACTTCGTCATCATTCAAAATGCGACACTCTCCACCCTCTATGCGAAATCTAGACCCTGCGTATCTGGCAAAAACCACCCATTGCTTTTCCTCGCACCACGGGCCGTCTGGGAACTTTTCCGGGTCTTTGTAGCACAACGGTCCTTGTTTCACGACATAACCAACAACCGTTTGTATCTGCGTGTCATCCAAAACTTTATTAGGAATATAAATGCCACCCTCTGTGGTTTCTTTACCACGATACGGAAGGATCAACATGCGCCATCCTGTAGGCTGTGGCATACGGTCTAAAAGACTTTTGTCCACCGCCTCGGGATCAAGGACTTTTGGGGTAGGGGTTTTATAAAGAGATTTTACGCCTTCTGCGGCGGTTTCTAAATCCAATTCTTCTGCTGCATCAGTCATCTAGTTGCTCCTGTTTTTCTAGCAGGCCCGTGAGTTCCTGTAATACAAAATTCAATGCCGATATTTCACCCATTAAATTTTGATACTGCTCCATTGATTTAACACCGTTGTTTTCTAATAACTCTAAAACTTGAAATCGGCGTTCTTTAATCGTTTTTTGAATGAATTGCGCTAACTGTAACGAGTCCACATGCGCTCCGTCTTATACAATCGTATCTATATATCATGTGGGTATAAAAACAACAAGTCAATATGTCCAAACCACAGGGGTAGATACCCGAATATCTACGTGAACAAAGCTTTTAGCTACACCAATACCGCCAAAACCCAACGTCAAAGCTTTTTCTATAATTGTTCGCCGTTGAACCCCATCGACAACGCGCACATCGGCAGCAATACCTTCTGAATGTTTTCCCGGGGCAGCTTTGGCCGCTTCAATGCTGTGTTGTGGCGAGCGATATCCAGATGTAATGGTAAAAGGAAAACCACATAACTCTCTTAATTCATCCAAACGGTGAATAAACTCAGGGACAATTTCGTTTTCCCCTGTTTCCTGACAAACAAACTCTTGCTCTGTAAAGTATTTGTAAGTCACTCTTTTTTGCCCAAAAATAGACCGAACGCACCCGTTAAGGCTCCTGTCATTACGCTGACTAGTGCAGCCTGTTCAGGATTAGGGTCAGGTAGGGACATAAACCACTCCACAGTACGATAGGTCATGCCAATCATGGCAAACATCAATACCCTGGGAATGATCCTCCACGCATTAAGCTGCTCGGGTGTCATCTTCTTTTCCCTTTTTACCCCAATAAACCACTACGAAAGCCTCGCATTTGGGGCACGATAAGTTTGTAATTATCGTGTGTTCTTCGTCTTCTTCGGAGATGTCGTGATCAGCGCCCCAAATTAGTTCCGATTGGCAGGCATAGCACTTCATTTTTCGCGAGCTACCTGTTTGGTCTTCTCAAAGGTTCGTAGACCACCAAGGCCAAGCATCCCAAGCAAAACGGTAAGAAGGCTTTCCATTTCAAATACAGGTAACGGAGGGGCTTCCACACCAGCAAATGTGATGACAAAAACAGCGATAGGCTGCCCAACAAAGTGCCAAGCCAAAGCAACCCCGCAAGTCCACCCAACAAATGGCCTCCAACCCGCGACAAACATAGATTTATGCGCCGCTTCAGCTTTGTTGATTTCAATCTGACCCTTTGCAAGCTCTTGGGCGTGTCGTTCTGACATGGTTGCAATTTCATGCGCAAGCCTCGCTTTTTCGTCAGCATCCGGTATGAACTTGTCAAGCAGCCCCGTAACCGGGCCAATCAGTGCTTGTAGCATCAGAACCCCCTAAATTAAGCGTTAGTGAATCGTGAGCCTCGCAAAGCTGCCCCCATACCACGTTTTTTGCCGGTGGTTACCTTGGCAAACATGGTGTCCGGAGTCTTTTCTTCTACCGCTTGGGCATAAGGAATAGAACCTTGGCCATCAATAACTGCCTTATTTACAGGCTTAGGCGGATCTTTAGGTGGCGCACCGTTAACTTTAACTTTCATATCAACTACCTCGTTTCATCAATTCACGTTCTAAAGCCGCATCAATGCGAGCCTGTGTCTGTCGTTCCTGACTAGCCAGACGTTGCTGAAACTCCG